GGTGCAAGGACCGCGAAATGCCTCTAGTCACAGCCCTTTCGTAAGGGGGTTATGTGATTGATCTGCATCAGCCATGCACGCAAGCGGAGTTCGGCGAGCTGATTGGCGTGTCGCAACCGCTGGTGTCTGGTCTTGTCGCGCGAGGCATCCTCGGTACCGGGGAGACCGCGGCGGAGTGGCTACTGGCCTACTGCGACGCGTTGCGCGAGGTTGCGGCTGGGCGTGCCTCTGCGGACGGAAGCATCGACCTCGTTGCGGAGCGCGCGAAGCTGGCGCGCTCGCAGCGCGAGCGCGTCGACCTGCAGAATGCAGAGACGCGCAAGGAACTCGCGCCAGCGGCAATGATCGAGCAGGTGCTCGCGAAGGCCGGCGCACGCTGCGCGTCGATTCTGGACACCATTCCGGGCGAGCTGCGCCGGCGCGTTCCCGGGCTGAGCTCGGCGGACATCCAGCACGTGCGCGGCATCGTCGCGAAGGCGCGCAACCTCGCCGCCGCCATCAGCGTCGATGACCTGCTCGCGGATGACGACGCGGATGGCGACGAGCGGCCGGCACGAGACGTCGCCGACGACCTCGATGAGGCTGCAGCTTGACGCTGATGCGCGCCAGGGATTGCGTGCTCAGTGCCGAAGAGGCGAGGCCTCAGGTTGCTCGCGCCGTGCGTGCCGGCCTGGCTGCGTGGGCCGTGCCCGAACCCATGACGCTCGACGCCTGGGCGCGCGAGCACTTCTACCTCTCGGCCGAATCGAGCTACGTCGAACAGCGATGGACGCCATGGCCGTTCCAGCGCGCGATCATGGCCTGCGTCAGCAACGACGACATCGCCGAGGTGGACGTACGCAAGTCGGCGCGCGTCGGCTACACCAAGATCCTGCTCGCCGCGATTGGCTACAACGCTGAGCACCGCCGGCGGAACCAGTGCATCTGGCAGCCGACCGATGATGACGCCGACGACTTCGCGCGCAGCGAGGTCGATACGATGCTGCGTGACGTAGAGGTCATGCGGTCGGTGTTTCCGAAGTACCTGAGCCGGCACAAGGACAACAAGCTCACCCAGAAGAAGTTTCTCGGCTCGACGCTGCGCATCCGCGGCGGCAAGGCCGCAAAGAACTTCCGCCGCATCTCGGTGGACTGCGCGTACCTCGACGAGGCTGATGCGTTCGACCGCGACGTCGAAAAAGAGGGCGATCCGGCCACGCTCGCGAGGAAGCGCCTCGAGGGTGCCACGTTCCCGAAGTTCGTCGTCGGCAGCACGCCGAAGCAACGCGGATTCTCGCTCATCGACGACCGATGCGCGTTGGCCGAGCAGAGCTTCACGTTCCAGATTGCTTGCCCGCACTGCTCGAAGCGTCACGCGCTCTCCTGGGGTGGCAAGGACGAGCCGCACGGCTTCAAGTTCAACCGCGACGATCCGACCGCGCCGGTGCGCCATCTCTGTCCGCACTGCGCCGCCGACATCGAGCAGGCTGACTACCTCGCTGTGGCCGAGGCCGGCGTGTGGGTCAACACCGACGGCACGCTGTGGCTACACCACGACGGCACGTTCACCACGCCCGATGGTCAGTCGGCCGAGACACCGAAGCACGTCGCGCTGGACGTGTGGACCGCCTATAGCCCGGTCGTTGCCTGGTCGTCGATCGTTGCCGAGTTCCTCGCCGCCCACGAAAAGATGCTCGAGGGCGACGACACGAAGATGAAGGCTTTCGTCAACACGACGCTCGGCCGCTCATGGGAGGGTGAGGTAGAGCGCACGGAGGCAGACGACCTCAAGGCGCGTGCCGAACCGTTCCGCCTGAAGGTAATGCCGCGCGACTGCCTGCTCGCGCTGTGCGCGATAGATACGCAGGACAGCTGGCTGGATTTCAACGTGTGGGGCCTCGGCGTCGGCGGTGAGATGTGGACGCTCGACACCCACAAGATCTTCGGCAACCCAGCCACGCAGCAGCTGTGGGACGAGGCTGAGGCGTGGCTGCGCACTACGCGGTACGAGCACGCGTGCGGCGAGCCGCAGGCGATCTATGCCACCGCCATCGACACTGGCGGCCATCACACCGACGCTGTCTACGCGTTCGCGCATCGCCTGCGCGCCCTGCGCGTGCACGGTATCAAAGGAACGAGCGCACGCGAGAAATCGATCGAGCACGGGAACTCTAAGGTCGGCTTCAAGTGGAACGGTCGTGTTGAGAAGCACGGACCGACGCTATGGCATGTCGGCACGAATCTCGCGAAAGATCGATTCCAGGCGCGCCTCGAGGTGACCGCGCCCGGGCCGGGCTTCGTGCATATCTCCGAAGAGCTCAGCGACGAGTGGTTCAAGCAGATGGCCGGCGAGCAGCGCGCCACGCGGAGAATGCAGTTCGGCACGGAGACGCGCTGGTCCCCGATTCGCAAGCGCATCGAGGCCAAGGACTGCGCCGCTTACGTCATCTGGCTCGAGGAACGCCTCGACCTCAACCGGCCCAGCAAGGCCAAGTTCTGGGAGCAACTGCGTGCGCGCCTGCAGCCTCCCGCCGACCTGTTCACACCGGCGCCCGCGGCGCCGACAGCCAATGATTCCGCCAGGGGTTCCCATGTCGAGGAAGGTCAACATCGCACCGCTGTCATTCGGCGCCCGGTCGGACGCGCAGCGTCCACTGGTGTCGGGAACGGAGGTTTCGCCACAAGTTGGTGAAGCCCCTGACGACATCGTCGCCGACGTCCTGCAGCGCATCGCGATTCGCGCCAAGCTCCCGGCCGACGTCCTCGCCGAGATCGATCGCGAGATCCGCAAGGACTGGGGCGGCGAGCGCCCCTACATCGCGAAGGGAGGTGAGCGCGAGCGTCTGCAGCGCTCGGTCCGCGAGATGACCATCCGCGCGGAGCACCGCCGCGGCGACCACGTCGGGTTGTTGGCGCGCCGCTGGGGATACTCGGTCCGCCGGATCCAGCAGATCATCCGCGGGTAGCTGCTCGCGTCTGCCGTGCGAAACGGTTTGCCTTATCCGTTTCGCATTGTTCGCCGGACGATGAGGGCATGACCGCCATCCCGTGTGAAGTCCGCGCCGGCGATACCCTGCGTTGGAATCGATCTCTCCCGGATTTCCCCGCCTCGGATGGCTGGTCGTTGGCGTACACGCTGGTCGGGCGCGCGGGCGCCCACAACGTGACGGCGTCGGCCGACGGCGCAGACTTCGCGATCGAAGTGCCCGCAGCCACCACCGCGGGATGGAGCGCCGACAGCTACGCTCTCACCGAGTACGTCTCGAAAGGTGCCGAGCGCTACACCATCGGCACGACCCGGATCCGCGTGCTGCCCGACCTGGCGGCAGCGGCCGGCCCGGTCGATACGCGCTCGCATGCGCGCAAGGTGCTCGATTCGATCAATGCCTGGCTCGAGTCGCGCTCGATCGTGGCCGGCGAAGTCCAGCACGGCGAGCGGCGAATCAAGAACTACAGCATGGTCGAGCTGCTCGCGCTGCGTGACCGCCTCGCCGCCATCGTGGCGCGCGAAGAGGCGGCCGATGCGGGTAGACTCCCGCGCGCCGTCCTGGTGCGCCTGTGATCGCCTGGCTCAAGCGCACGTTCGCCAAGCCCATGGCGCGCCGCCGATTCGAGGCGGCACAGTTCAACCGGCTGACGGCATCGTGGCTCGCCGGCAACGCGAGCCTCGACGAGGTGCTGCGAAGCGACCTCGACGCACTGCGCGCGCGCAGCCGCGAACTCGCGAAGAACAACGAGTACGCCGCCAAGTTCCTGCGCATGGTCCGCAACAACGTCGTCGGCGCGCAGGGCTTCGTCCTGCAGTGCGACGCGCGCGAGAACAATGGCAGCCCCGATCGCAGCGCGAACGCCGCGATCGAGCTCGCATGGCTACGGCAGTGCCGCGCCGGGAACTTCGACGTCACCGGCAAGCGCACCGCGAACGACATCTGGCGCGCGCTGATCATGGGCGTCGCCCGCGACGGCGAGTACCTGCTACGGATCGTCAAACAGCGCGGCCGTGGCGAGTTCGGATTCTGCGTGCAGGTGCTCGACCCGGCCCGCATCGACACCACGTACAACCGCGCCGCGACGCCCGGGCACAACGCCATCGTGATGGGCGTCGAGCTCGACGAGGTGCGCAAGCCGGTCGCCTACCACCTGCTCAAGTTCCAGCCAGGCAACAGTGCCACCCGCGAGCGGGAGCGGCTCACCGCCGACGAGGTGATCCACGACTTCATGCCGATCGAGGTCGAGCAGACACGCGGCGTTCCGTGGATGCATGCCGCGATGAAACTGCTGCGCGACCTCGGCGGATACCGCGAGGCGGCCGTGATCGCCGCGCGCATCGGTGCATCGAAGATGGGTGTCTACGTCCTCGATCCCGACACGCCGCCGCCGAACGAAGGGCAGGACGAACAGGGCAACTTCATCCAGAGCGCCGAGCCCGGCAAGTTCGATGTCGCGCCGCGCGGGTACAAGCTCGAAACCTACGATCCGACTTACCCTCACGAGCAGTTCGACGCCTTCTGCAAGGCCGCGCTGCGCGGCGTCTCGTCGGCCATCGGTGTTGCGTACCCGAGCCTCGGCAACGACCTCGAGGGCGTCAATTTCTCGTCCATTCGAAGCGGCGTGCTTGAGGAGCGCGAGGAATGGATGGTCATCCAGGACTGGATGATCTCTTCGGTCGTGCGCCGGGTCTTTGAAGCCTGGCTGCCGTGGGCGCTCATGAACGGCGCCATCCAGCTCGCCAACGGCTCACCGCTGCCTGCCGCGAAGGTCGACAAGTTCCTCTCACACACCTGGCAGCCGCGCCGCTGGGCATGGGTCGATCCGCTCAAGGACATGCAGGCCAGCGTCGTCGCGATCGAGAACCTGCTCGCCAGCCCGCAGCAGATCGCCGCGCAGACCGGCCGCGATATCGAAGACGTTCTCGACGACTTGCAGCGGTTCGAGCAGATGCGCAAGGAGCGCGGACTGCGTGCGCCGCCGCGCGCGAGCGGCAAACCGAATGCGAAGCAACCGAATGGCAGCGGCGGCGATGACGCCGGCGACGAGGGCGCGGACGACTGACTTCCTTGCGAAATGGATTGCCTTATCCATTTCGCGACCACCCGGCAGGATCGAAGCATGACCAAGCCCATCCCCAAAGAAATCGAACCCGGCAGCGAAGGCGTGCGCTCGTTTCACGTGGATCGCTCCGCGGTCGACGAGGAGAAGCGCACCGTCGAACTCGCTTTCTCGAGCGAGGCGAGCGTCGAGCGCTGGTGGGGCAATGAAATCCTCGATCACGGCAAAGGGTCCGTGCGCCTCGGCCGCCTCAAGTCCGGCGGCCCGCTGCTCATGGATCACGACAGCCGTGACCACGTCGGGGTGGTCGAGTCGGTGCGGATCGACGCGGACCGGGTAGGCCGCGTCGTGGTGCGCTTCGGGAGAGGCGCGCGTGCCAGCGAGATCTTCCAGGACGTCGTCGACGGCATCCGTCGCAACGTCTCCGTTGGCTACAGAGTGCATGCCGCGGTGCTCGAGTCGTCGAAGGACGGCACCGACACCTACCGCATCACCGACTGGGAACCCTTCGAAATCACCCTGTGCAGTGTTCCGGCCGACGCATCCGTCGGCGTCGGGCGCTCGCACGCGACCAAGGAAAACCGCATGAGCACCGAAACGCCCACGGCCCCGGCCGCGACCACGCCGGCTCCCGCCGCACCCGTCGACACGCGCGCCATCCAGGTGGACGCGGCGAACGGCGAGCGCAAGCGCGTCGCCGACATCCTCGCCATCGCCGACAGCGATGCCTACCGCGCCTTCAACCTTCGCGACCTGGCGAACGAAGCGATCCGCTCCGGCGAATCGCTCGACGCATTCCGTGCGAAGGCCATGGAGCGCATGGTCGCAGCGCCGAAGCCGTCGCCCGAGATCGGCCTGTCGGACAAGGAACGCCGCAGCTACTCGCTGCTGCGCGTGATGAACCATCTGTCGAACCCGTCCGATGCGGCGCTTCGCAACGCGGCCGCATTCGAGATCGAGTGCTCGGCCGCGGCCGCGCAGCGATCCGGCAAGTCGAGCCGCGGCGTCCTGATCCCGCACGACGTGCTTACGCGTGACCTGACGGTCGGCACCGCGACCGCCGGCGGCCACACGGTGGCGACCGACCTCATGTCCGGCAGCTTCATCGACATGCTGCGCAATGCGCAGGTCCTGTCGGGCCTCGGCACGCAGTACCTCACGGGCCTGGTCGGCAATATCGCCATCCCCCGCCAGACGGGTGGCGCCACCGCGTACTGGGTGGCTGAGAACGGCGCGGTCACCGAAAGCCAGCAGGCATTCGACCAGGTGTCGATGTCGCCGAAGACCGTCGGCGCCATGACCGACATCAGCCGCAAGCTGCTGTTGCAGTCGAGCATCGACGTCGAGGCGTTCGTGCAGCGCGACCTGGCCACGGTCCTGGCGCTGGCGATCCAGCAGGCGGCGATCAACGGGTCGGGCGCCAGCAACCAGCCGCTCGGCATCATCGGCACCGCCGGCATCGGCAGCGTCGCCGGTGGCACCAACGGCGCCGCGCCGGACTGGGACGACATCGTCGACCTCGAGACGGCCGTGTCGGTCGCCAATGCCGACGTCGGCTCGCTCGCTTACCTGACCAACGCGAAGGTGCGCGGCAAGCTCAAGAAGACCTTCGTCGACGGCCCGGGCAGCGGTGAGCGCGTTTGGCAGAAGGGCACGGAGCCGCTCAACGGCTACCGCGCTTCGGTGACCAACGCCGTCCCGTCGAACCTCACCAAGGGCACGGCGAACGGCGTCGCCTCGGCGATCCTGTTCGGCAACTTCGCCGACCTGTTCATCGGCATGTGGGGCGGCCTCGACCTGCTCGTCGATCCGTACACGGGCGGCGCTGCCGGCACCGTGCGCGTGATCGTGCACCAGGACGTCGACGTCGCGGTGCGCCATGCGGAGAGCTTCGCCGCGATGCTCGATGCGCTGACCGCGTAATCGGGCGATGCGCGCCCCGTCCTGGGTGACGTCCCTCGGAGCCCTCGTCGCGCTGGTCACCAGCGCGGCGGGGTTCCTCCGGGAGAACGGCGCCCAGGCCGAGGCGCAGCGCCGGACGGACGCGGCCGACCGCCGCGTCGAACAGCAACTGGACCGCGTGTGGGACGCGCAGCGTGCCAACCGCGCCGAGATCACCACCAGCCTTCGCCGCGAGATCGACCTTGCGTGCGCGTGCTGCCAGCGTTGACGAGGGCCACCCTTGAGTGAGCGAGCACCAGGAAGCATCGCCGCCAGACCGCGCACAGCAACTGCTCGCGGACATGGCACGCACGGCGGTGATGTCGCCTCGCTCGAGCGAGCGCGGCGCCAGCGTGTATCAGCAGTGGGCCGCGGTGCGCGACCTGCTGCCGGAGCTGCTCGAGTATCAGGCCGGCTACGAGGCGGAGCTGCGAGCGCTCGTGACGAAGGTCGGCGCGCTGCTCGTCGCGTTTTCGCAGTCCTCGAACGGCTCTGCGACCTGGCGGACGGAAATTCCGCACGGAAAGGCGCCGCAGTTCCGGCGCGCGCTCAACGCGCTGATCAGGCACATCCGGGAGCGCTCGCATGAGTAACCAGAGCAAGCCGCTGCCGCGCGGAATCCGCAACAACAACCCCGGAAACATCGACCGGAACGCCACCTCCTGGCAAGGCATGGCCGACGACCAGTCGACCGACCCGCGCTTCGTCGTGTTCGCCGATCCGGTGTGGGGCATCCGCGCGCTCGCGCGGGTGCTGATCACCTACCAGGACCACCACGACCTGCACACCGTCGCCAGCATCATCAACCGCTGGGCGCCGCCGGTCGAGAACGATACCGGCGCCTATGCGAGTGCCGTCGCGCGCGCGCTCGGCGTCGCCGTCGACGAGCCGATCGACGTGCACCAGTACCGCTTTCTCGAACCGCTCGTGCAGGCCATCATCCGCCACGAGAACGGCGACCCGGCCATTGCCGGCCGCACGCGCTGGTATCCGCAGTGGCAGATCGACGAGGCGCTCAACCGTGCCGGCGTCGTGCCCAAGCCGACGGCGCGCAAGGTGGCGCTGACGCCCGAGGCTATCGGCAGCGGCGTCGCCGGGCTCACCGGGCTGACCGCCGCCGGCGCGGCACTCACCGACAGCGCGACCACGATGCGCCACGTCAGCGCCGACAGCATCGTGATGACCACGCTCGCGGCGATCATGGTGATTGCCGGCGTCGCGCTCACCGTCTACGGCGTCATCCGCCGGAGTCGCCGCTGATGGATGCCACCACCGCCACCACCGACCGCAGCAAGCTCGCCGTCGCGCTGCTCGTCATCGCCGCGGCGACCGGGCTGCTGTTGCTCGGTCGCCTCGACGGGGCGCAGTGGGTCAGCGCGACGACGTGGACCGTCGCCGCGTACATGCTCGGCCAGGTCGGCGCGGTCGTCGCTACGGGTTGGGCTGTGCAGACCGCGGCGAAGGCCGCGAAGGCGGCCGTATGAGCGCGCCCGACGTCCTCTGCAACGGCATCGGCATGCGCACCTGCGAATCGTGCGCGCGCAACGTCGAGCACTATCCCGGCGCCGATCCTGCGCGGCTGCTC